GAACCGCTGATAGAGTTTTTCACCGGCATCTTTATGGCCCTGGCAGCGACCTTGTTGGCGTTGAGCGCTCTCTACCTCCTGTACCTGTTTATCGCAGGGCTCATCGGGAGGACTTGGAATGCCATGATTCATTGGCTGACCAGGGAAGACAGGGCAGGTCAGTCGAAAGACACTGCCTTCGAAACCTTGAGAAAGCCTTGGACGGCGGAACAAATTTTCACTTTTGTGAATGGGGAGGGGGCGCGCAATGCTATCCAGCTGGCGAGGTCCCCGACCCTGTTCCCTGCGGCGGCCACACATATGTATTGTAAGGAATGCGCGGCCACGGCACGGTTGATCCTGCCTACGCCGTTTATGAACAGTATCCTGGACTCACACGTGAAGGAGCTGAAAGATCTCGCGGGATCCGAAGAGGGCCATCGTTGCCCAATCGGGTGGGAGCGGGGTTCCTTGATGCTTATCGCGTACTGGATCCGTAGGGCTGAAAATCTAGCGGAGGTCGAACGTATACAGGCCCCCGTTGTGACGGACAAGCCCAAGGCGGATGCCAGGTTGGAACGTTGGGTGGCAAGCGGCTCATGCCGTGAAGGCCCCCGGAGGCCAGGTGCCGCACGCGCTAAGAAGGGGAAGAAGGGAAAGAAGGAGCCGAAGAAAATCCAATCTGGATCGGCTGATGTATTTCTCGGGCCGCAAGGCCCTCAAACCAACGAAGAACGCGTGGAGCAGGTGCGTGACAATATGAGCCGCATCCGTAGTGAGCAGGCCGAGCTGGCCGCTTATCGCGGAGACGGGCGTGGCGACGACACTGTGGCGAATGACCTGGAGATGGCATATCGCCACCAGCGCAATCTGCTGAACACACTGCTGGACCCAAATGCGGAGAAAACCCGCCAGAATGTGCAAGCTGTGCACCAATGGCAGGCCGCTAGGGAGGAGCAAGGTGAGGCAGCCACCAGTTCCTGGGCAGATCTCATGGACGATAGTGACGATGATGATTATTACCAGGACGGGTGGGATGATGATGACGATGCGGGGGAACCCGAGAGGGAAGCGGTCACCGCGGAGATGGTGGAAGCGGCCAAGTTGGCTGCTGAAGCCAAACTGCGGGCGGACGACTTGAAGAAGACGCTCATGGAACGGTTCAAGGAGTTGGAGAAGGTCAGGCACGAGGCCACTGAAGAGTACAGTAGGTACATCAAGTCTTGTGTTGATAACCTGAAGAGCTCCCCAGACCGACCATTGGCGTTGAAGGTCTGCAATATGACCCTGGGAAGCTGGGAAGAGCGGCAGTTCACACCAGCCGTGACGGAAGGTCCTCTCCCGAGTATTGTCGTTTGCGATGATGAGAAGTTTTCCATCATTGCCATCGACGAGCTCCCGGAGGTGCGACAACAATTTGAGGCCCTGAGTGTCAATTTGATACAGGAGCATGCGGAAGTTGTTGCACGGACCCAGGCCGCTTACGATGAGCGGGAGATGGACCGAGCACGGTTGGAGTCCCAATTGGGGGCCCCCAAAGCGGTCCCTTCCATCGTGGCGGCACTGGTCACCCCAGATGGCGTGAGACGGGGCGCTTGCGTCTTCAGCCACAGCAATGGTGAGGTCTTATTGGCCACCCATCGCCACGGGCTGAATGAAGTGGACGCCCCTATCCCGTCAGGCACGCCCATATCGGTCGTGTTTCTCGTGGAGAACCCCTTGGTGGGGCACACGCGCAACCTGCGGTGGCATGAGGCAACCGTGAGGTCTGCCGTTGCGAACGAGGGCGAAGACCAGCAGTGGCTGTTCTTGGACATCCCTGTCCCGGAAGTGGTGAAATGTGGGAAGACAGCGGTCCCCGCAATGAACCAAACAGTTACTCAGTACGCGCTGAGGGTCACGGGTGATTCGTACTCGTGGGATTCGGATTCAGGCAAGGTCACCCTGGTCAATGAGAAGTATGTGTGTTACGACCTCTCTACTGACTTCGGAGATTGTGGCTACCCCGTCATGCGGGGCTCCGTACCCATTGCGATGCACCTGTACGGGAAAGTGAGGGACGCAGCCAACAACGTGGCGAACGGTGGAGAGCTTTTGAAGCGCCCACCAAAGCCAGCAGACGGCGTCAACATCTTCCCTGAGTACAAGGACCCGCCGGTCAACTGCGAGATTACGCGAGGGGTTCGTCAAGGGCCCCCCGACCCCCTGTGCTGCAGGCAGCGGTTCCGGATGATGGAACGCATGCGGCTCAAGGGGCTGCGCACAGACAAGAGCCTGGTGGGTTTGTTACCCAGGCACTACTGGATGAAGCCGTCTACAGAGATGAACAAGGAGGAGGTGTTGAAGTTCCTGGAGCCGCTGGGAGTGGCCTTGGAAGCGGAACGCCTGCGCAAGTCGATGATGGCAACCATTATGTATGACTGTATGAGCAATGTTCGCACGCAGTTTGTTGAGCCAGATATCCACATCCTGAGGTCGATCGCGTCGAGCACCAAGCTGATGCCGTTGGACAAGAATGCTGGGAATACGGCTGACAACAAGAAGTACGGCGAGTATTTGCTGCACCTGGGGGATGGAAACATGGAGGCAGGAGTGGAAGCCATAGCACACAGGTGCTTGCGCCTCTACAAAGTCATGTGTTCTCCGAACCCCCTCACGCACGAGGATCACGCGCTCTATGAGGAGGCGCGATTCTGGACGGTACTTGGGAAGAGAGACGGTTACAAGGAGAAGAAGCTCCCCCCGCAGGGGTCAGGCCGGACGATTCAAGCGCCATGCGCAGAGCTGAAGATTTTACATCTGGCCGCGTTTGGTGAGAATGATGAAGCATGGCTAAACCGGGCGGGGCACCGGGGTGACGAGTGGGTTCACCAAGGTGAGGATGCCGATTTGCCGTGCTCCGGCCGCAAGAAGCTGATGTTGATGAAAGCTCTCAGCTCTCTCGCTGCCGACGTGACTGGGTATGACCGCCGCATGGCGGATTTGCTCATGGTAGCGTACTTCACGATGTACCTGCCCACAATGTGTGTTGGGGTCCCTTTGGCGTTTTGCAAGTCGATGGGGGATTTCACGATCTTTTCGGCACTGGTCCTCTCGAACGGGGAAGTGGTGATGAAGGCGTGGGGGAACCCATCCGGCTACATGAACACGCTCAGGTTGAACTGCGTCACGCACTTGCTGTCCATGTTCTACGTGTATTTTTCCAGGAACCCCAAGAAGACCATTGAGGAGGCGGTCGACTTCTTTGACAAGCAGCTGATCGTGGAAATTTGCGGAGATGATTCCCGCTTGTTCGCCATGACCCGAGAGGCCCATGAGTACTTGGATGCCGAACACGATGGCGCCGCGTACATCAAGGCTTGGTCCGTGCTGCCTTGGGAAGTAAAGCTTGAGGGGGCCTGCGTTTACCCGCAGTGGCAGACCTTGCAACAACGGTGCTTGGTCACGCCGCCTATGGTGTCGCGCAGGTTTGTCCTGATCGACGGGGTGCTGTGGGAGCCCCTAGTCAATTTGTCCAGATGCCTTAAGAGGCTGTCATGCGGAGAGGATAGGACACAGCCGGGGATTGAGCAGGCCCTTATCGGGTCAGCGTTTGGTTCCTTGGCGCTGCACGTGTCGTGGACAGTGCGGCGCAACCAGGCTTTTTACAGCCCGGCGGTTGAGTACCTCCTGAGAGAGTATGGAACCCCTGCACTCATTGCACAGTGCCATGGGCGAGCCGCTGAGTTGCGCGAAAGCGCGCTCATGCGTCAGCAGGTCCTGCCAGTTGAGGACCGGTGGGGGGCCATTCTCGGAGAGCCGTGCACGAGTTATCACAAGGAGGGCATGGCACTCCTGCACCGGGGGACAGAGTTCCTGGCGGAGCAGCTGCGCGAGCGGCGCTCGTAGGGGGCTCCCCTGTTGGTACCTAGGACGGCGATAGCAGGGCTGTATGGCCCGCGGTACCTTACCAAAAATCCTATTGCGGGACAGAGGGAGGAAGGGTGGACCAAACCAAGGAGATGAATAAAATTTCTTCTAAAGCAAAGGGCAGCGGCCTCACCGGCCTGGCCCTATCGTTTGTACTGCCACATGAAAACAAGCCCATGCGGCTGCCTGTGGTCCCTGCAGCGCTGACTGCACTGCTGAATGTGATGTCTGATGGCACAATCCCGGTCACTGACGGCACTGCCAGGAAAGCGTTCCTTTGTAGGGACCCAGCATACCCATTATGGGTGGAGAGGAATTTCGAAAACTGCGCTAACGCTCTGCAATCTTCCGGATCTGTGGGGACATGGATTGTACCCAATCGGAGCAATTCCGTGATCTCACTACCGGTGTGGGACAGGGTGGAAACAGTGACCAGTACGGCTACGGTGGATGGTATTTCCGTTCTCGCGGCCCAGGTATCTGACTACGCAGTGCTCGGGACGGCCCCAGGCACCCTCGCATTTTTCATACCCCCAGGCAGTCTTTTCGAGTTTACGATCGACACTGCTGCTACTGGAGGTGGCTCAGGCATTGAAGTGGAGATTGTCTGCCAGGTGGGTGGTGAGGAATTCGTGAATACGATCCTAACCACTTCTACTACGGGCGGGCACATTTTCCAAGGCTTTGCCGCGAGCGCTACTGCTTTGTTGGGGAGTCTCACTGAGGGATTCGTTCCCGTGGGGTTCTCCTACGTTCGCGCTCTGCGCACCACCAACACGGCACCAAATGCCTCGACGTCGCCGAATTTAAAATTTGGTTGGACCACGGGCGGGAGCATCGGTAACCCCAGCAATTCTAAGCTGTTGTGGGCCCCGTTTGGCCCCCCGCCTGAGTTTAACAACTCCACACTACCTTATGGGCGCACTCGGTTAAATTCCAGTGCCGCCCTCTTCACTAATGTCAGTGCCGCCCTTTCGAAGGAGGGTACTATTCTTGCTGCTCGCCTTAAACCTTCAGTGGTTGATCCCTGGCTGTTTAACTCGGGCCATTTGAATTCTACGCATCCCTCCTTGCGATATTATGGGCCAATGGAAAAAGGACTTTACACTTACACCAGCCCTTCGGGCAACTTGTCAATGTTCTCTGATGCGTGGACGACCATGCCCAGCGACTCAGCCTTCAACCCCACTGCCAAGCCCTTGTTCGATTACAAGGATATCGGTGTTTATAACGCCGTTGTCTTCACGGACCTTGGTTCTTCGGACGTGGGAACTCAGTTGGCTGTTAGCTGCTATGCCCATTTGGAATTTGAGACGACTTCGTCCTTGTTCACACCCGGGGTTTCCACACTACCACTTGAAATGTTGCATGCTGCTGAGGTGGCTTTGCTGAAGTTTGGCCATTTCCATGAGAACCCTTTGCACTGGGCAGTGCTCGCGAATGCGGCACGTAACGCCCTTAACATTGTGGGACCCATGGTTGCACCATATCTTAGGCAAGCCGCCCTCGGCTTGATAGCTAAGGGGGCCACTTACCTGTCCAGGCGCGTGAGCCCGGGGGACCGTTCTATGCCGCAAGCGGCACTGACGGCGCCCCAGACCCGCAAGCCCAGACCTAAGCCCAAAGCTGCCAAGCGCAAAATTCGTAAGTAGACTTCCTTTCCATGCCACGGGACTATAGAGCCCGGGTTTACAAAAACACTAGAAGGTAGGTTTGGTGTCTCGCAC